TATTAGTTTCCCATTTTTTTAATTGACTTGCTTCTAAACAAAATAAATCTCCATTATTATCATTTATAAAATTAGAAGTATTATTAGAAGAAAACACTTCATATCCACTCGAGGTATATCCTGAACGTAATTCTGTAGTAAATGAACCAGATTTTAAATCAAATACGTATATTTTACCATTATCATAATTACTTACTTCTGTTTTATCAAATATAATTAATTGTTTTTTAAATGGTACAAACCCAATTTTCATAGTATCAACATAATCATTTTCCCAATTAATTAAATTTTGTCCAGTATCTTTGTCTTGAACTAAATCAACTAAACTATTACCATCATATAAAAATATTCCATGTTTATTAAACCAAGCTACAAACCCTTCAGCTTTAACTAAGTGCGATTGATTTAAACATCCACGGTAATCATAGGTTCCTTCTAAAAATTCTATATCTCTAGAAACATTTATAATATATAATGTATTTTGTTTAAATTGCAGCAATCTACCACCTAAATTCTCTAACGCAGTAATATTTTCTCCGTCATTAATTTCAACATCTATAAAATCATCTTCTTCAAAAAAGTCAAAACTATTAACATTAGATTTTAATACTCTATCATTTTTAGTAACTAAAGTACCTTCTTTATTATAATATCTTACATTACCTATATATGCTTTTCTATTTAATATACTAGATGTTTTCCACCCAGTTCCATCCCTACCTATAACGCTATGAGAGTTATTCAATAAAGGTTCTTCTGTGCTAAGTTTTGTAAGTATTTGACCTTGTAAATATGTAGAAGAAGAAGCAGATGGAGGATATACGTAATAGTATTTACTAGTTGCTCCAGTAATTTCTTCAAAAGAACTAAATCCAGTAACTCCACTTAATCTAACACCTTTTTCATAATTAACTTCTGCTAATAAATATCTGCTATCTACCTCACCAAATACTTCATTATTTACATCTTTATAACTGTCAATTAAACCCCAATATACTTTAAATCCAGTCACCCTATCCTTACCTGGCTCTCTTCCAATAAAAGAAAGATATAACATATGATTTAAATTTTCTGTCATACTAGGTTGTTTAATTATTCCTAAAAATGTAGGTCCGCTTTCTTGCACTCCATCATATATTAAAGTACCCCACAATCCATATCTTTTATCAGAAGCACCGTAAACTACAATATCACTTCTATCTGCTTGGTCAGTGCTTGGTGCTCCATCAAAATATGCAATACAACCCATAGTTCCTGTACTACTTGCAGTATCTCCTAGAAAAGTGTTAATATTAGCAGGAGACAAAGCTACTTGACTATTATTTGCTGTTCCTGAAGTATTTTGATAGTATGTTAAACTTGGGAACATATGTACTTCAGAGTTAGCTGCTTGTCTTGGTCCACCTCCACTAGACAATAACATTTTGTTATCATATATACCAGTACCATTTGTATTTGTTTGGATAGGTGCAATATTAATACTATTAACACCCATTTTACCAGGTTGAGAATTTTCGTTTTGAGAACCAGATGTACCAAAATTTCTAGTATATTCAATTCTGCTAACTATTTTAGGTGTATTGTTAGGATACTCTCTACAAGCTCTTAAATTACCATCTGCTATAAACATATCAATATTACCAGTACCTGCCGTAGCAACTGTTACAGAATCTGTAGATGGCTCTTCTATGGTATTATTATTACTTAAATCTATAAACTTTACAACTCTATTAGTCTTATCGTGATATGCAATATACTCCTTAGAAACTTCAGAAGCATCAGTAATATCGTAATCTGTATTAAAATGTAATAATCCATTACCATTATTAACAGATGCAGGTAGTGTATTTGAATTTAAAGTAACAGATTCATCTACTATTTTACCTAGTGTAACTAATTTTCCAAATATTTCATTATCTAAACCTTCTAATACATGAAATTGATTAGGTTTTAAATCTCTTATAGATGCTGTACTATTTAGCCCACCACTAAAATTATTTACGTTTATACTTCTTTTTGGCATTCTTTTTTCTCTTTTTCTTTTTGTTGTATAGTCTTCTGCTACTATTAGTAGAAACGCCTTTAGACTTTCCCCCGATAGAGTTACTTGTTACCGTCAATTAACTCACCCCATAGAGTTGTTTTACCATCTGTTATTTCTACTACTTCTACTTTAAATTCACCATTGTCAAACCAATCTACAATAGCAAATGCGTGACCCCAGTTATGTAGTCTACCCTTTAACCACTTATTATTTTCGTGTGACATATCTTTTAAACATCCCATAGACCAAGCACCAATGTTGCCATCAAACTTTGTCATAGTATGTCGTTGTATGTCGTGGGTATGTCCATACATAACATTTTCACCATACGACTCTAAATGTTTCTTAGCATGATACGTTGTCGCATACGCACCATGAAAGAATACTAACTTACCTACTTGGATTGGTAAGTTGTATTCTGTGTATTTGTATCCTCTCTCTTTGATTTTACACGCTTTAAAAAATGTATAATCACTAAGATAGGGATACTTGTTAGCGAAATTATCCAACCAGAGGTCGTGATTACCTTGGAGGAGATACTTTTCTTTACATTTAACTTTCTTAAGTACTTCATCCCATTCATCTAATCCTTCATTCACTAACCTTATTTCTTCATCTACTAAAGGTAGTTGAAACTCTAAAGGTGGTAACTTTTTATCTTTGTACTTCCAAGCAGAACAAGATTCCCATTCTCCAACATCTCCCAGGTTAACAAACACCTTAGGTTTAACTTTGAGTATTGCTTTCTTAACACATTCTACTGCAGCTCTATCTTCTAACGGATAATGCTGGTCAGGTATTACGATACCACGTTTTTTAAGTTTCAATGAAACCTCCTATTTTAATGCTTTTTTAATTTCTGCAAACAGCTTGTCATCTAATTTATTTGAAGACTTAGAAACTAAGTGTTCTCCTAAATGTAGTACAATAGCTTTCAATACTTTTTCAGTACCGAGTTTTGCTAGTAACTTACCTAAAATTGGTCCCATTATTTTACCTCACAATCTTTTTCACAAGCTTCAAGGCCTTTCATATATCCTTGGTGCTCGATTATCATTTGTTTAACTTCTCCCAATCTACCTTGGGCCTCTTGTATTTCCTGTACAAGTGTATTATGCTGTTCAACCATTGTTTCCATTTTAGTCTCAGCTTCTTGTCTTAGGTCTACTTTTTTTTCTTTTGCCATTTTTAGTGGTCTCCTATTATGTTATTATCTATAAGCTTTTGTTTTCTTAGCTACTTTTTTAGGTTGCTTAGAATGTTGCTTTCCTTTTTTAGTATCTTTTCTTTTTTTACGTGTAGTAGCTGCGTACTCTTTATCACTTAATGCTTTAATTGCAGCATCAGGTAAATAACGTTCACCAGTTTCTGATGACTTTTTACCAGACTTTGTTCTCCACTTTTGCTTAGTCCACTTTTTTAAACTCTGTTGTGACTTAGCTAATGCCATTACTTATAACCTCCACCTGCTGCTTTATATCGTTTAGCAAGCATCTGTGCTTTACGAGCAGACCATTGTCCAGGTCTTCCTCCTTTACTACCAGCTTTAATCACTTGAAACAATCGTTTACGCATTGATGGCTTGGTATAGTTGCCAGCTTGATTTACTTTGGATTTAGCTTTCTTTGGCATTATTTATCCATCTTTTTTTTAACAATAGCTTTCTTTAATTCCCTTGGAAGCTTACGTTGCTTAGGTGTCAAAGCTTTATCAATAGCTCCATCATTCATATTGTCAGTACTATTCTGTCCCTTGCCTCTTTTTGTTTGTGCATAATTGTCAGTACTATTCTTTCTTTTTGGTGGTCTACCGACTTGACTACCGTATGTTCCTTTTCCCATTGGCATTGTATTACCCTCCTACCATTTAACTTTATTTGCCCAATATGCTGCAGACATTTTGCCTTTAGCTATATTTTTAGCGTGTCTTGCTTTAAAACTTTTTCTACGTGCTTTACCAGCTGCGGTTTTAGGAGCTTTACCAGCACCGCTAACGCCTTGTTGACCAAAACGTATAGTCTTCACCTTGTCTCCAACTTTTGCAACCACTACGTGCGATTTTTTAGGATGACTAGGTGTACGTTTAGGTTTGTTGTAACCCGATACACCAGCTCTAGTAAGTCTTGAATCTTTTTTTCTAGCCATTATCCTTGTCCTCTACTTTTCTTTTTGTAGTATTTACTACTAGTTTTAGTTCCGTATTTGGTATTATTAGACATTCCTTGACGTGTTTTCTTCTTTCCATTGCTGTGTTTTTTAGCATTATTTCCGAATACTTTACGCATGATGTCTAATATAACACCTATCTAACTTCTTTCCTAATACTTTCTATAATAGTTTTTTCATCAAAACTCATAGAAATACCAGGTTCAAATCTTTTTACTTCTACGCCTTCTTTTAATACTATAATAGTAGGAACTATATCTATATCCCATTCTTTTACTATTACAGCACCAACTGTTTTATTTTCAATATCTATTTCTGCAATGTAACACAAATTATTTAGCTGTGTTAAATTAACTCTATTTTGATAGTTCCAAGACGCATTTACCTGCACTACTGCACACTTCTGTATGTTTAATGCTTGTATCTGCTGAAAACTATCCAAAGATACTGATTGCGAGTATAGCGACGAGGTAAATAACCCAAGTCCCAATAACCACATACTTATCAACTTTTGCATAATCCATCCTAATTGTTATTCATGTTAAGTAAAGTTTCATTGATGCTTCTGGTATCTTCTTTAATGTCATCTACCTTATCTTCAAGTGCCTCTACTTTGTCTTCTGTATTCATAATACTATTACGAATCATTTGGTCTTTTAAGTCATACTCTGTTCTACTTACAGGAGGCTCTGGTAATTCTTTAGCTTCCTCTATATCAGCTTGCAAATTAAACCATAAACCTACTACCATAAATATTGAAACAGCTATACTTATAGCAGTCTCTATACTTAGAGTAAACTTACTATCTTTGTTTACTTCCATTGTTATCCCCTATAATAAGCCTAATACCATTGCTATAACAATACCAACAGCAGTAATACGTGCAATGTTTTGTTCATTGGTACGTACTCTACCATTTTGCTCTTTAAC